ACATATTCAAAGCCAGTGTAGATGCACTGTGTGGTCTGTATGTAGAACCACCCACCATCAGTGTCACAGAGACTGCAGGACAGACTGCAGAGGGTCTGGTAGGTCGTGAGGGTATGGTCAATGCTGCAGGCCTGTGGTCAATGATGCAGAAAGTGCAATACTACACACTGGGTATGAATGAATGTTTCATACGTGTAGACATGACAGATGATGGGCAGAATCTGCTGTATCGTATCGTGACAGTAGACATGGTAGATGCAGATGCATCTGCAGGTGACCCATCACGACCCCATACCATTAAAGAGACACGTCTACGATACTGCCATGAATGCAACAAACATGAATGGACAGTAGACCATCTGTCAATCAAAGACCCACAGAACCCAGTCTATGAAATCTACACCATCAATCAGAATGGTGAACGTGCAGATGATGTCACAGAGAAATATCTAGGACAGCAGATGTCAGGTGCTGCATACCCATACAGAGATAGTGCAGGTGTGCCATTTCTACCCTACAGTCTGTATCATTCAGAGATTCATGGTCATCTATTTGATGCCTATGCAAATCGTGAATGTGTGATGGGGGCATTGAATGCAGCTGTACTGTACACGTACTTTCTACACCTATGTCGTGACTGCAGTCACCCACAGAGATATTTGATGGGGGCTACCCTTGCAGGTCTAGATACATTTGACAACAATCTAGAATCACGTAGACAGGCCATTGCATCAGACCCTGCATCTATTCTGGTGTTCACCCCAGACCCAGACCTGCAGGCAGGACAGCAACCACAGATAGGTCAGTATGCTGCAGGTGGTGACGTGGGTCAGATGTTAGAATCAATCACAGTCTATGAACGTCGTATTAGTTCATACATGGGTATCAATCCTGCAGACGTACAGAAAATGTCAGGTGACCCACGTTCAGGCTATGCCATTGCAATCAGTCGTAGTAGTCTACGTGAATCACAGAGAAAGTATGCACCATCATTCAGACGTGCAGATGTTGAGACACTAGAGATATCTGCAAAGATAGCAAATAGATACATGGGTACATCATACCCTGAAACAGGTTATAGAGTAGAGTATCATGCTATACCCCTGTCACCACAGGAATCTAAAGAACAGAGGGAAAACATGTTAGCACTACTGGCAGCAGGATTGATATCAAAGGTAGATGCAATGAAAATCCTGCATCCTGACTTTGATGACAATGATGCCAAACGTGAACTACTCAAAATTCAGAATTACAATCTAACATTTTAACAACACGACAAAGGGGTAACTATGTCCAATACAATCACACATGATGGTGTAGAATACGTGGCAAAATCACACGTAGATGAAATCGTCAGACAAAGAATAGCAAAATATTCAGAGAAACTAACCACAGCTGAATCACAGCTGTCAGACTATCAGGCACGTCTAGATGAGGCATCTGCAAAGGTGGGTCTGGTTGACAATCTGACACAGCAGGTAGAATCACTACGTGGTGAACTGTCTACTGCAAATAGTCGATATGAACGACACACAGTCATCAGTCAGTATGGCATCAATGACAATGGTGTACGTGATGCAGTAGAATGGGCCTATGATAGAGAAATGCAAGGCAGATCACAGACTGACCAGATGCCTCTATCAGACTGGTTGAAAACCATACATGAAAAACCAGACACTGCCCCTGCAGTGTTACGACCATTTATCACAGCACCACAGGCATCAGAGACTGCAGCACCACAGCAGCTGCAGACCCAGATGCCACAGCAGACCCAGATGCAGCAGACCCAGATGCCACAGCAGACACCTGTAGCACCTGCATCAAACAATGGTGTAGCAGCACAGACAGGTGCACCTGTGCCAAATGACATACTGCAACGTGCCACAGACCCTGCATTTTTTAAACAAAATCGTGAGGCCATCAGACAGGCATACTACAGTCAGAAAGGAAAATCTGAATCACCATTCAAATTCTAGAGGTATCAGATGTCTACATTCTTATTCAGTGATGGTGCAGGTGTACCATCACGTCATGACTTTGCAAATCTGTCTACTGTCGTGGTCACACATGGTCTAGGCTACAAACCTGCAGTCTGGATAGAGATTGATGGTCATGTCGTCTATGGTGATGTGACGTACAATAACAATCTGACATTTACTGTCATTTTTGAGACGACAGAAACTGGGGTGATATACTATCGTTGACTGGTTCAAATGCAGTCAATGATTCACACACATAGAGGTATATAATGGCTCAACGTTTTTTAGCACCAGAGGTCACATTTGAGGGTCTCATCAAACAGAATGGTACAGTATCAGAGGATGCACACGTCATCACACGTGGGTACTTGCACAGCAACGTCATCAATGGTATTCACCCTGATTCTGCAAACTATGCATCTGTCGTCTCTGACAATGGTGTCGACAAATTAAAGATCGACCCATTGACCATCACCAGTGTCACAGTCAACACTACAGAATCTACTTTGTCTGGGTTTGTATCAAACGTATATGATGGTTCAAATTTTCAAGAAGGTGACATTGTATTTTTGTCGTCTGCAAGTCCAGTAGAGGCCTACATTCACAATGGAGGTAGTGCAGGTACAGATGCAGACTGGGAACAGGTAAACAGTGGTTTGTCTGATTCACAAATCCGTGCAAAGTTCAGTGCATCAAATGGTATTGACTATGACAGTGCTACAGGTGCATTCACAGCTGACCAAACTGAAATTCGTGCATTCTTTTCTGCAGGTACAGGTTTAGCATATGCAAATGGTCAGTTCAGTTTGAATGCTACTACAGACCAAATCACAGAGGGTGCAAATAATCTATTTTACACTGATGCACGTGTAGATAGCTACCTTGTAGCAGGTCAGGGTTTAGCATATTCAAATGGTGAGTACAGTCTAGATGCAAATACTGACGATATCGTACAGGCAGCAGGTGCTACCAACAAATTCTATGCAGACAGTCTAGTAGATGCTCATTTGTCTGGTGGTCTAGGTATCACATACAATGCAGGTGAGATCGCATTGAATGCCAGTACAGACGATGTTTCAGAGGGGTCAAATCTCTACTTTACAGATGCACGTGCACGTGGGGCAGTAGATGCAGACCCTGCTGCAGGAAATCTACTACAGTACAACAGTACAACAGGTGAGTTTTTAGTAGCTTTGTCTGATATCTTTGCAGAGTTCAGTGCAGGTCAGGGTCTCCTATTCTCAAATGGTGAGTACAGTCTAGATGCAAATACTGATGACGTGTCAGAGGGTGCAACTAATTTGTATTTCTCAAATGAACGTGCACGTGAGGCTTTGTCTGCAGACCCTGCTGCAGGAAACCTATTGACCTACAATGATGGTACTGGTGAAATGTTGGTAGCTTTGTCATCATTTCGTAAAGGATTTCAAAATCAATCATTGACTGCAAATACTGGTTTATCTTTGACACACAATCTGGGTGAACGTCTGGTACACGTGTCTGCTATGGATGGGTCAGGCAACAAAGTAGAACTAGAGGTAGTGTACACATCTACCAGTGTAGTCACAGTAGAATCTGTACAGAATCTCACAGGTATTGACATTGCAGTATCAATCTGATATCTAATAGGTATACATTCTCTCATACCACCTGAACCCCCAGACATATCTTTGTGTCTGGGGGTTCTTTTATTTCTCTTTAATGATGACCAGATGCAGGTCTGCAGTACCAGACTGGGTAGATACTAGCAGTGTACGGTTTGACTGTCTGCCTGTCTCCATTGACAAATGAAACATGTTATTTGCAGGCACAAACCCATAGTCAGTGATATCTGCAGCTGCACCAAATGTGTCACCCTCATCACCTACATTTGACCAGTGCAGTGCAGCTGTACTGCCAAAACTGATAGACGTGCAGTCACGTGGTAGTGTGATGAATGTTGCAGATGTATTGATATTTTGTACAGTGATGACACGTGGATATGAATTTGTGTCAGAGTAGTCTACAGCCATGATGACCCCTTTGTGATTGATTGATGATTGACAGATACTGTCATTGTACACAATACTATCACATTTTCAGATAGAATACACGTAGACTACATGGCTGCATGAAATATGCAGAATGGAGCTAGTCAAAATCGGATAGGGTCACACCCGTAAAAAGTGCAGAGAATCCGTACTAGATTTCACACACAAAAAATATATTCTATCCAAAGGTTCAAAAAATGACTACTTATTCTGATTTAGGAAATTTACGACTTGCAGCCATGATCGAAAATGAGGTACGTGCTGTACTTGCAGACATGGCATCTATTCGAAATACAGGGGCTTTGCTCTTTGCAGGCGATGTAGCAGGTATCGGTTCAAAAACTATGCGCATGCGATATGCAGACTGGGGTGCAAATACTCCATTTGCCAGTGCAGCTGATGGTGCTGATGTCTCTGCATCTACTTTGACCCCATCTACTGTAGATGTGACAGTAGGCCGATCCGCTCTACGTTATGACATCACAGACTTAGCTGCTATGACTGGTCTGGGCATCGACATTGACCCGTTCACTATTGCTCAGAAAATGGCAATGTCTGCAGAGGCCCGTATCAATCAAATCATTTGTGCTACATTCTCTAGTGCTACAAACTCTGTAGGTACATCAGGTGTAGACATGTCTGTAGACGATTTCTATGATGCAATGTTTCAGTTAGAATCAGAGTCTAATAATGGTGAGTTCTACTGTATCTTGCACCCCCAGCAGCTATCTGATTTACGTGATTCATTGCGTAGTGAATCTAACAATGCACTTGCATTCAGTCCTGCTACTGAGGACATGCTATCAGTAAAAGGTCAGGGATTTGCAGGCCGATTCGGTGGTGTAGACATTTTCAAATCATCATTCGTGAATGAATCTGCAGGTGATAAAATCGGTGCAATGATGTCACGTGGTGGTGTGGCATACGCAGTCGGTACACCTAGACCCCTTGCAGGTGCAGGTGTAGAGATTCGTCCTGCAGGTACACCTGTAGTAGTCGCATTCCAACGTGATGAATCTATGGGCTTGACTGAGGTTATGGGCCACTTGTACTGTGGTGCAGCTATCACTGAGGATGCACGCATCGTCAAAATCGTGACTGATGCCTAACAGGTTTCATGGGTGCAAGGGTTTATCCCTTTGTACCCTGCACCCATGACCCTACGGGGTCATGGTGTGTTGTCACAAAATAACATCAACACACACACATCATACAAAGGGAAAAAGATATGAGTACAACATTTACACCAACTGCATGGACAGGAACCAGACAACAGACTGCACCACTATTGAACGTGATGCCAAATGCACCATTTTATCTACTGCATTCACCATTTCAATGGGAAATCACACAGCTGCAGGGGTCATGGGTCTGGTTACCTACATTTGGTCAGTTATATGAAATCGCAGGGGTGAATGGTGTAGAGGATACACCACAGGGTGCAGACAGCACAGTATCACGTATGAAACTGATGGATGCAGGCACTACTGTCATAGATAGAGAATTTGGATACGTGGCACGATATGAAACAAAATATGGTGGGTATCACTACAGAATGAAATGGGATGTACCGAAACAAATCGGAAATAAAACCTATTGGAATACAGACCACGATGGGTACAATGAATGGAGATTTCAACTGGTAGAACTGGGTATCATTGACCCACCAGAGATAGAGGTCATTCAGTCAAAGGTCAGTCTGATTGATAGAAAGATTGATAGAAAATTAAAGTTTCAACACATACCAGAGGTCAAAACAGAGATTGATGACCTGTATACATTGAAACAACAGATGCACGATGCATACAATGCGATTCACAACAAAGGTGCAGCAGCTGCACCCCAGACAAAATCACGACAGAAAAAAGGTGACAAAAATGCCCAATAAAGAACAGGTAGATAGAGTGTCAGAAAAACTGTATCGTGAGGCACGTCAGTCAGGTCGTGATGTATCACGTGAGGCAGTACGTGCAGATGTCGTGAAACGTGC